TTCGTAGTCGGGAAAAAATGTCTCAAGAATGGTTGTCTCAACAGGCACAACAGGTTCTTCTACAGGACCGTCAGGATCGGTTATAAATGTTTCCGGTTCGGTTATGTCAGGTAAAATCACTTTGTCTGGTTCGGTTATAAATGTTTCTGGTGCTGTGGTTTCGGGTAAGACAACTATGGTTTCGGGTACGGGTATGGTGGTTATCGGTTGAGTCTCGATGGTGGGATTAGTAGTGGTGGTTTGCGGGGGAGTGTAGGGTGCTTGCGTTGTTGTCGGGGCTGGTTGAGTTGTTGTGGTCGTGGTTGTCGTTGTACTTTCAACTGATGTGGTTGTGCTTGTCTGAACTGGTTCGCTGGTTGTGGTCGTTGATGTGGGAAGGGTTGTCGTAGATGTCGAAGTTGTTGTGGTCGTTGAGGATGTGGTTGTTGAAGTTGTTGTGGTCGTTGAGGATGTGGTTGTTGAAGTTGTTGTTGAAGTTGTCTGCGAAACTGCGCTAGTTGTAAACGCTTCGTCTGGCACAATCACCCAGCCGTTGCCATCTATTTTCCATGCGAGCATCAAGCAAGTTCCGCCATTGTTTTCGTACATCCATAGTTCTAAAGGCTGGCTACCTGCATCTAGTTCTAGTGAACCCGACATCATCCATGTGCAACCCTGGTCATTCCAGTTACCCCATTCATCTAAACCGATCTTGATTGTGCCACCGTCATCTGATGCGAGCATAAACTCAATCGTCTGATGCTCAGGGATATCTATGTAGCCGGTCATGTGGACCATGAACAGGTCGCCTGTGCAGTCCTCAAATAGTTCGCCGTCGTAGTTGCGGTTGATGTTGTTCTCTGTCTCCGAACCGCAGACAGGGTATTCGGATGTGGATTGGGCTGGTGGTATTTCGTCGATTGTGTAGTAGGTGGTTGCTAACCCTGGTGTCGGTTCAGCGTTCGCTGTTTGTGGGAAGAACGAGAACAGGATTGCTGGTAGCGGTATAAGCCACCTAGTTAAATTGCGACCCACATCTACGGCTCAAAAAATGGTGTTAGTGGTTGTGTGAAATCTTCTGTTGCATCATTATATATAAAACCAATACCTGCATAAGTTTTGCCTGCTGTATCAAAAAATGTTTCCACCCAAGTGCCTTGATAGCGGTCAGGGTTTGTTTCCAAAAATTCTTTTGTAACAACACGAACATCGGTTACGATGTTGTTCTCATCAATTTGTGCAAAATATTGTGCGACCATAATTAAACCTTAAACCTGACATACAATGCGCCCGCAGCACCAGCGCCACCTGTTGTGCTGTTGCCTGAAACACCGCCGCCGCCTGCACCATAGTTTACACCAGCATTTCCTGGGGTTTGTCCCCCTGATTTTCCAGCAACTCCACCATTTCCTGCTGACCCACCAGTTGTTACAGCACCACCGCCGCCGCCTGCACCAGCGTAATAAGTTGAACCACCAATAAAACCGCTTATGTCAATACCGTTTCCGCCCGTTCCGCCTGTAGTTGCGTTTGGCGCATTTCCACCAACACCACCAGCACCACCACCACCACCATTCGCTGCGGTTGTGTTATGACTTCCACCGTTGTTACCAAAAAGACTTTGTATAGTTTTGCCACCCATTCCACCACCACTTGCGCCATCCAACCCTGCGCTTAATCCCATACCAGCAGAACCACCACTGTTCCCACCAGAAACACATATCAAACCAGCAATAGAAGTTTCTAAACCTTTAGTTCCATAAGCGTGTCCACCACCACCTGAAGCACCTGCGCCACCAGCACCACCAGCACCAATATCAACAGCATAAGTTCCAGCAGGTATATACATTGTTACTGTATTCGCTGCACTTGTGGCTGCACCCATAACACCGCCACCGCCACCGCCACCGCTTGCGTAATGGTCACCTGCTTGAGTAGAGCCAGCAGTTCCTGAACCGCCACCTATAACACAAATATCAAACAAACCTGCTGTAGAAACAACAAGATTAGTGTCGCTCGTAAAAGTTAGAAGCGTGTATGCCTGCGATGAAACCGTGATAGATGAACTTGTGCCACCTGTCGCCACACCATAAGGAAAAGCCCCAACTATTGTCGGTGTGTTGCTAGCCGAAACATAACCCATCAACCTTGCAGCCACGATTAAACTTCTTCCTCAATCACAGGGCTAACAGGCGCAACAAAATCCTCTGACACCTCATCGTAAGTGAAACCGATACCAGCATAAGTTTTATCCTCAGTATCGAAAAAAGTTTCAACCCAACGACCCGTGTAGCGTTGAGGGTTTGCTTCAAGGAACTCTCGTTGCACTACAGCGACATGGGTTACTACGTTGTTGTCGTTGATTTGTGCGAAGTATTGTGCTGACATTGTTTATTCTCCTGTGTGATTTATTTAGATTTTGAATCTGACATAGACGATGCCAGAACCGCCTGCTTGTGCAGTATTGCCTGCACCACCACCACCGCCACTATTTGCTGTGCCTGCTGTTGCTGCGCCTGCACCGCTAGCACCTGTGCCACCGCCACCAGAACCACCTGCGCCGCCTGTTGTGCCTTGTCCGCCGCCACCACCTGATTTTACAAGTGTTGAACCAGCGATAAACGCGCTGACATCATAACCAGCACCACCAGCGCCGCCCGTTGACGTACCAGCATTACCTGCACCGCCAACCGCTGTAAAACCACCACCACCGCCGCCCGCATTAGAACCACCAGAAGCGCCACCTGCTTGACCTGTAACAACATCAACTGACGCAGCACCACCCGCAACGCTTGCGCCAGTATTTGCAGCAGCACCACCACCTGAACCACCGACGATACCGACACGGGTTGAACCAGCAGCACTACTACCACCACCGCCACCACCAACAACCGACAAACTTAATGCTGTTGAGCCAATTGAAGAACCAAAACCGTTACGACCTACACCGCCACCGCCAGCGCCACCAGCGCCAACTTTAATGGCTGCGTTTGCATTCAAATAAATTGTTGATTGCAAAATGCCACCACCACCGCCACCGCCCGCACTATCGCTATCGTTTCTTTGACCGCCACCGCCACCGCCCGCAACTAACAAAACATCAAACAAACCACCTGTGCTAACAGTCAAATTCGCATCCGAAGTAAAAGTAAGCAGCGTGTAACTCTGACCACCAACAGTTATAGAACTTGAAGTGCCACCAGTAGCCACACCATAACCAGTAGTAGCAACAATAGTGCTTGTGCTTCCAGCACTAACATAACCAAGTTCACGCCTATTGGGCATGGTTAAACCGTAATCTGATTAACGAAACCGTGAATACAAATCACATTCGCTGTCGCAGCAAACGCTTTAACCACAAGCGCAGTCGCATTACCTTTAATCAACAAACCAGGAATCACAGTCACCAAACCAGCCTCAGGCTGAACAGTAACCTCGATATTGCCATCAGGTGCAGTAGCCTCGCCCCACTCAATCGTCAACTTAACCGACGACGCAGAACTGTTTACCGCGTAAATCCAAACCTCATCAAGAGTCGTAGTTGTAGTCGAACCAGTATGAATCGTTGTGCCAGCAGTAGCAGTAGCAGCAACCTTAATCGCTTTACCGTCTGTGCTACCTGAAAGAATTTTTTTAGTGAATGTTGCCATGTCTCTCCTATATTAAGCGAATACCTGTGAACCTATAACCAACTGGTCGCTGTCACCAGCAACACTCGGCGGAAGAACAGCCCAAGCAGCATCCGTACCGTTAGAAGTTAGCACATAACCCGAAGCACCGATAGCAATACGGGCAACTGTAGGTCCAGAACCCATTGTCAACAAATCACCACGAGTGGTCATTGTCGACGCAAACAAGTTCGCCTCATCAGCATCATCAGCCGAGAACACCGGATAGATCGTCGCACCCGAAGCATGAGTTTGCGCCGTAGTGTCATCCTGCGCACGAGTCAACGTCAACACAGAACCAGAAATAGTCGCCGAACACTTCTCCTCAGAAGCAGTACCAGGACTTATAACAACATAAAACGGTACACCCGCAGTAGAAGGCCAACCTGTTGTCGCAGCCAAAGTCGCAGACGTGTCACCAGACGCCAAAGCGTTAGTGATCGTCGTCTGTGCTGCCGCACCTTTATATTGTCTACGTGTTACCGCTGCCATTGAACTCCGATCATATCACTACCTTACAGAACGCATCACCACAATAGCAGTACCCTCATGGTCGTTCTCTTTGTGGGCGTGTGACAACTGCTGTACCTGCATCTGTACGTTCTCGACCACCACAGCAAAAGTTTCGGTGTTTTCCTGGTAGGTGACGACACGGGGATTGTCCACCAAATCCCTCAAATAACCCAATTCGATGTCCACATCCTGCCAGTATTCCCGACCTTGAACATTCAGTTTGTGGTGCATCAGTAGAGGCACCGAGAAAATTTGGGAACGCAAAGGCGCCGCATAAGCCCTAGCCATCCAACGAGTCAAAGTCGGGCC